ACCAGGTATACCTTATCTTATCTTTATCTCTAGAACAATATTAGCAAGTATTGTTTTCGTCTTCGCTTGTTTACCCTACAACACCCGGTTACGACTATATTTATACTATCTCTTCCTTAGCAAGCACATTCATGTCTGTTTCAGTTAAATTAACCATAGAACTAACATTCAACTCTAAAATTTGTTCACTTATTGTTACTCTCTCGCGGCGGAAGTCAGATAACTTGGATTTATATTCTTCGTGCCCGTTGCGAACTAATTTTTCGTATCTGCTAATAAGTGTGTTAAGTTGAACTCTCTTAGTCAACAAAGTACTAACACCAGATTCAACATTTGCTTTGCCTACTTTATCTCGCAAACTAAAAAGTACTGACTCAAGTTCTTCTACACGATTTAAACGATCTGGTAACTCGCCGTTTGGTACGCTGTCAAGATTTATGTCACTGATAGTTTGACGAATTTGCTCTTGTAAAGTGGCGGCTTTACGTAGATTAATACTCATTACAATTCTCCTTTACAATAAATTAATGTAACTATTATACACTATAGACAACTTGCTTGTCAACAAATTATCTACATCTATTACTACTTATTAGGATTACCGTAAAACATATTGATTTCAGAATCTTCGAGGCCGGCCACACGTAATTTTACAATGTTGTTGATTTGAAACTGCTTTGCTTCTAGTGCTTTCAACACCCCAAGAAACTGGTTGCGTAATAAACCAAATTCATTAATAAGTTCTGATTGATCTACAACTACTTGTTCGCCGTCAACAAATGCCGTTGCATCGCGCGAACTTAACTGCCTGTTGTATTTTTCTAAATACATTCTAAAAGTTTGTGCTCGCAACTTTCGTAAATGTATATTTAAATGCTCCAAAATTGCTTCAATTTCTTGCAACTCGGAAAACCGTGTTTGCACAATAGCCGGAATAGCACTTGAGGCTTTTTCAATGCTTCCGTTAAATCTAACTTCGTTTCGTGCTTCGGCTAACTGTCCTTCAAAATAGTCTATGCAATCCGGAAGGACAGTTATATCTTCAACTACACGTTGATACCAACTAGCCATTAATAGTCGTCATCCTCATCTTCGTCATCGTCATCTAATTCTTCGTCTAGGTATTCATTTAACGCTTTAGCAAGATAGGAATCCAAAATATCGCTTTCTCTTAATTCTTCAATGTCACCATTTGTATCATAAAAATCTATCATACTATAAGCGGCATCAAATCTTTCTTTTTGTGGGATGTACGGTTTTAGTACATTCCACATTTCTACAAATACTTCGGGACTAATATCCATTGAGTGTCTCCATGTTCTACGGATATTTACCTATTCTTCCTCAATTTCTTCCAAGACCGGTTCTTCAAAATCTTCCTCATTATAACTATCTTCATCTTCTATAATAGACTTCAAAACCACGCCTTCGCTTTGTTCCTGTAAAATAATCGGAATTGTATCAGCGTTCCATCCTTTTCTAAAATAACTGTGCTCGTTTCCTTCCTTATCAACATATTTTAACTTGTTACCTTGCTTAACAAGAATACCAGATTTTTCAAACATATCAACTAAACCACTGAACGGACTCATCCCAGTTTCATATGGAATCTCTACTTGTACCGACTCAAAAGGTTTTGAGAAACGACTTTTCATTACTTTACAGGCTGCCCTAATACCTAGCACATCTGTAACTTTGTTTCCATCTGCATCCGTTTTAAGTTTTAGTTTACGCATTGCAACTACAATTGAACTTGCATATACAAAACCCTGTCCACCTGAGATTTTGTCATCTGGATCAAACATATCTTGCGATGCATACGTGTGGTTTGTAACTATGAATCCAATTGGGTATGGTGCAATAGTATTAACTGTATTGCGAATTAATGCTGTAAGTGCTTTAGGCTTTCGACCCAAGTCGCCCTTTAGATCTCCTTTCTCAAACTGTTGAATGTCTGTAGGAGATAGCAACATACCTAAACTATCGATAATAATTACTACTTTTGGACAATCTTCATATTCGTTGCCCTCATTTTCTTCGCGGTATCCTTTAAGCAACTCTGATAGGGTTTTTGCTACGCTATCGATCATTGATACGTTAATTTTTAAAAGTTTATCTTCGCTTGTATCTACACCAAGTGCTTCTAGCCATTCTGTATCTAATGCATTTTCGCTGTCCATCATAACCACAAAGCATCCTGCTTTTTGTGCATTACGAGCCAAGTTACCACTTACAATTAAACTTTTGCCAGAGCCAGACTCGCCAGCAAACATTGTTACTTTACCTAACGGCACGCCTTTATAAAAGTCACCGCTAATAAGATAGTTCAATGCATAACTGCCAGTATCGATCCAGTCTTTAGGATCGTTAAATCCTAAACTCAAGCCATCAATATTCTTTGTTAAACTTTTTCTTAATTTAGAAAAATCATAAGGTTTTACCATTTCTTATCCTCCATAAACTTGAGGGGGGAGAACCCCCC